ACTTGCTAGAATAGGACGTATCCAGGGCTGCTGTGAACTTCTTGAATTTCAGTGTCTTGGCCTGCTGGACCGTGATGACATGCTTGGACCGCTCAAAGTTGGAGAAAATAAGGCCGGTTGCCTTACCACGCAGGCCTTGAATCTTATTCTTCCAGATTTTCGTTCCTTTGGGCGTGTTCGTCATAATCTGGTCCAGCTTCTCCTTACTCAGACCAAGGTTATGGACAAAAGAAAAGAACCAATGCACCCATCCGGGCTTTGGTTCCTCCTGTAATTCATCCATTATCTCTTTTGGTGTTTCATCTTCCCACTCAGGCAGTGGCCTGGAACAGTTGATATACTCCTTATACACATCCAGGCCCGGGTCGTCCGGATTAAGCGTGGCCATCAGGTAATCGCTTCTCATGGCGGCCTCACGCACAAACTCTATGTCTGCC